CCAGTAACCGTATCAAAAGACTGTGTAGAGATAGTTAAAAAGTTTGAGGGCTTACACACCCTTAAAGACGATGGACTAGTATATTCCTATCGTTGTCCTGCTGGAAAGTGGACAATAGCTTGGGGTCACTGCACAGGTGTCCGTTCTGGAATGAAGATCACTATGGGTGAGGCTGATCAGTTTCTACTAGATGATCTTAACGAAGCTGGACGGGCTGTTAAGAAATACGTCAATGTACCTCTAACTCAAGGCCAGTATGATGCCCTTGTATCCTTTGTATTTAACTTAGGCGGGGGTAAAAACTTTCAAACCTCTACCCTTCTTAAAAAGCTTAATAAGGGCCTCTATGATGAAGTTCCCGAACAAATACTACGTTGGAATAAAGCCCGTGTAGACGGTCAGCTACAGGCTTTAAGAGGTCTCACAAGACGCCGTACCGCTGAAGCAGCTATATTTAGTCGGGACGCACAATTGCCGTCCGATGAAGGTGGGCCATTAATGGTTCAGAAACCTACAGCAGAAAGCCCTAAGTCTTTAGCTAAGTCTAAGACAATGGCGGGTGCAGGTATTGCAGGGGCAGCTACAGCGATGAACGAAGTCGCTGGTCAGATGCAGGGGCTTATTGCTTATGCACCTATGCTTAAAACTGTATTCTTACTCTGCGCTATTGGGGGCATAGCTTTAGCGGCCTACGCACGGTTTAAAGATAATAAAGACGGTATTCACTAGTGTTTATCTTTGGCAAGATTAAATCCTACATCATTATGACTTTAACAATAGCTCTTCCCCTTATCTATCTGATGGGGAGAGTAAAAGGTCACGCCGCTGAAAAAAACAAAGTACTTAAAGATGATCTACAAGCACAGCAAAAGACCACTCACTTTTATAAGAAGATGGCAGAGCATGAACAAGATGATATTAATGACCGGGCTAGTCTTACTGACAGGTTGCGCGGGAACGGTCTATAGAACCAAGCTGGAAATATACTGCCCTCCAATGGCAGATTATTCACCTGAATATGCCCAGAAATTAGCAGATGAAGTTGATAATCTTCCTGCCTCAAGCACCGCTCTGGAAACGGCTCTCACAGATTATGTGAACTTGCGCGACAGGATAAGAACCTGCCAAGAAGAAAAGGATAAATAAATGGGATTATGGTCTAGCACCTTTGGCGGTGGTAATAGCTTCACAGAGAGCGTTGCAAACGTATTTACGCCTGACGATGGGGCTGTCTATAGTGGCGGTGATTTAGTAACTCAGGCTAGCTATGATAATCAACAATCTAACCCTACATCTAGCTTAGTATCCGTTGCACCCAACACGAATATTAATGGCACACCTATTTTCGGGACTGCAAATTCCACAAGTAATGACGGTACGGTAAGTTCAAGTGGTATTGTTAAACCCCGGCCAAAAGGTAAAGCCCCAGAAAAAGATAAGTCAGGGATTTCGGCTGCATTAGGCGTAGCTCTTAACCCTCTTGGCGCACTGCCTAAAGTTCTTAACGGTATAGCCTCTTGGGCGAACGGAGTGGACCCCGCAGTAGACCCAGAGACCGAAGTAGACGGTAGAGCCGTGTATACCAAAAAAGGCGGCGGTATGTCTTACTCATACAACGCGCTGGGAATGATGTATGAAGTAGTGGTTAGCAAAGACAAAAAAACCGTTACTGATAAACTTGCTATGAAGGTAAATGAGAATGGAGACCTAGACCCAGAAGGAACTATGACTGGGTATCAGTTTAATCAACAAAAACTAACCGACTCTGGTGATAATGATGGTGCTGCCCAGGTGGCTACATACCAGCAAAATAATCAAGCCGCGTTTAGCTCTGGTGGCTCAGGTGGCTACGCAAGCAGCGACATTATGGCTATGGCTGAAAAAGCGGGTCTTCTCAAAGTCCAAGCCGATATGGATGAAATACTTGCAGACCCTAACAAATTTTTAGCCGACCGAGGTTTAAAATTAGCCGACTTAATGACGCAAGTTGATGGAGATGCTTCAGGCACAAGCCTTAACCCTGATGCTGATGGATATAAATTAGGAGAAGACAGCGGATACACTGCTGTAACAACTGGAGATGCTTCTCTCGTAGGTACAGTTGACCAAACTGCAACCTCCACTTACGATTCCAAGCTTAACGAGATTACGGATAAAGAGACAGTTAATGCGGTAACAGGTACAGTCAGCGATGACGCCTTAGTAGACGCAGATAAATTTGCGATTGATATTACAGGTTCAGCTACAGGCACTAATGCTGACGGCACAAAGAATGAGCTAGGAATAGCTTTAAACACTTGGGCTAACGTAGACATATCTAAAGTAATTGACACCAGCACTGCGGCGGGAAAGCTACTTGCTGATAAGTTAAATAGTGAAGGCAAAGATTTTGTAGACGCTAAGACTTCAATCTTATTTCAAATGAAGACCATTACTGCGGAATTTAAAGGACCCAACGGAGAGCCTGTGATTCCCCCGTGGGCCGCTTCCCTGCACCGAAATGCAATGAAGTCCATTGCCTTTAGCGGCATCTCAGGAACCGCTGCTACGGCTGCAATGGCTAACGCAATTATGGAAGCCACCTTGGGTGTAGCAGAGAAGGAAGCAAGCTTCTTCCAAACTTTAACCGTAAAAAACCTAGACAACAAACAAGAGTCTATTCTTAACAAGGCTAACGTCCTTGCAAAACTGGAAATGGCTAACCTAGATGTACGCTCTCAGGCCGCAGTTCTAAATGCTAAAAACTTCATGGCAATGGACATGGCTAATTTAAATAATGAGCAACAGGCTGAAGTAATAAATAAACAAGCTCTGGTTCAGGCTATGTTTGAAAATACAAAAGAAGTGAACGCAAATCGATTGTTCACAGCCGAAACTAATAATGACCGAGACAAATTTTATGCTGAATTAAATTCGGTTATTCAGCGCCATAATACTTCAGAAATGAACACTTTAAAAAGATTTAACGCTGGAGAAATAAACTCTGCGGCTAAGTTCAATGCAGACATTAAAAACTCCCGCGAACAGTTTGTTACTAATATGCAATATAATATTGATGTTGCAAATGCTAAGTGGCGTCAAACCGTGGAAACTGCCAATACCAATCTTATGGCAGATGCCCATACAGCCGATGTAAAGGCTGCGCTGGACCTTACGCAAGAAGTCCAGAACAACATATGGGACAGCGCAGACAACCTCTTAGATTATATTTGGAAAACTGCTGACAACGATCAAGACCGGGAGCTTAGGCTTTTAGTTGCCCAGATGAATGCACAAGCAGGACAATCAAGCGGCGGTGGGTTCTTAGACGGCCTTCTAAAATTAGGTGGGGCTTTCATTGGCTCTGATAGTGGGTCGGAATGGATGACCTCCCTTCTAGGCGGCAAAACTACGTAAATTACAGGATAAGTATAATGACATTTGATGAAGCTGTTAAAAAATCAATCAAAGTATTTCTAAAGGGTAATATGCCTATGAAAACTGGGGAGCTTAAAGAAGAAGGCTTGATGTACACTCCTGAATATTTCGATGCACTTGAAGACGATCTTTTAGATGAGCCGACTAAGAGTAAAAAAGAAAAAGATAAGGAGGCTAAAGATGCAGCTTGATGCACCAATCCCTGGTGGAAATTATACTTCAGATACTCGAAACTATTCGTGGCACAGGCCACCGGATTTGGTGGATTATGATGAGGCTGTTTCTTATATAATTGATAAGATCGATGAGCCTGAACAGATAGAATTAGTATTTGCGATGTTGGGTATCGATGCTCACATAACTACAGTTGTTACCACAATACTCCTTCAGGCAGTCAGCAAAGGTAAGATAGGCATTGACCTTGCAATCCTTATTGCTGGACCCATCGCCCGTTACATTGAGATTGCTGCTAAAGACGTAGGCTTAAAATACGAGATGGGCGTTGAGGATAAAGACCGCGTTATCATTACGCCTACCCTTCTAAAAGCCTCTCTAGGCATAGTGGACCAAGAAGATGAGGAAGAAGTACTTCCAGAGGAACAGGTAGTCCCAGAGGAGCCTACAGGTAGTCTGATGGCTATGCCAGAGGGCATGTCTGCGTCTGAGGATGAACAGGCTAAAATGTTAGGGTCTGTAGAGCCTGAAGAAGAAGTCCCGCTTGAAGAAGAGGCTGTGGTTGAAGAGGAATTAGTAAATGAGCTTTAAATCTGAAGCGGCTAATGTACGGGCTGGAATTGCTTCTGGCGGGTACAAGAAGAAATCAGACCCTTTTGCAGGTTTCTTTGATGAACTGGTGGGTGGTCTGAAAAGGTCAGACGCAGCTAAACGACAGGAAGCCTTAGAAGAGAAGCGTGAAACCCGTGCAGAGAACCGCCGAATTAAAGCCGCGCAGGACGCCGCAGAGAAAGTGGCTAAAGATCAAACAAAGTTAGCTAGGTTTTGGTTAACTTCTAATTCTAATATTGAAAACAACCCACAGACACAGGCTGCGGTATTAAGTGCTGTAAAACAAGGTAACTTTACGGATTTTTCTGGTCTTAACGAATTTATGAAAGCGCAGTCTGCCTACGTCCCTGGTCAAACAGGCGAACCTGTAGTGAATCAAGCCGAATTTGAAACTTTAGTTGATGGCGGCATGGTTACGCAGACAGATGATATGTTAAAAGCTCTAAAGCCCGTAGCCAGAAACCCTGATCAAAGGACAGATACAGACGGAACATTAGTAGATGTTACTCCTAAAATAGCTAATCCTGAAGATACAACAGGGCGCATAGAATTTGGTGAGCAACCAGTAGCCTTTGAGTTAGCAGGTTTAACTGAAACTAATTGGTCCGGTACGCTGGCAGATGAAAAAGCTAAAGAAGTTCCTAATGTTAAAGCCATTGCGGCTATTGAAGCTTGGGCAACGAACGAAGGATATGTCAATATAATTCCTGGCTACACTTTAAAAGAACTAAACACAAAGTCCCTAGAAGAACTACTAGAAATCCAAGGCAGCATTCCTACCACGAATGCATCCGCTGTGTCCTCTATGGACGCTGTTGTTGCAGTTAAAAAAGTTACTGAAGATAATAAACAAATATTTATGAAGCCAGAGGAATTAATAGCTAAAGACGCGAGCTTCCTAACAATGGCGTTAGGCACTCTGACCCCAGACAGTCCGAAGTATAATAATGTTGTAAACGCACTTGCACTTAGAACTTCAATGGACAGTTCTGTTTCTTTAGCAGAAGCGAGTGCGAACCTTGCGGGAGATGAGAATTATTATCGTAAAGCTATTGCTGCTTATGGAGTATTGGACGCAAGTGACGGGTCATATGCCGCTAATCTGGAATCCCTACGCAAACTAAATATTCTACTGGCCTTTGAAGTAGATAAAACAAATGCCGAAGGATTAGATACTGATAAATCACGCACAGTTAAACAAACTGCACTAGAAGCATTTTACATTGCAAATGAGTTCTTCGTAAAAGCCGCTGAAGGAAAGGCAGTTAAAGTCCCAAGTGTTGCAGATATGGCTAAATTCGAAACAAGCTGGAAGAAACTTACCGATATTAGTAAGGAACCTGAAAGCTGGTTCTCTGATGCCAACCTAATGAAAATGAGTGTAGAAGACTTACAGGTACTGAGAGATACTGACATTCTGAAGGGTAAGACTGTAGCCTTAACTAATGTTACTGCAATACTGGATAAGCGGATTGAAGTACAAGCTGCTACTAAGCTTAGTGAAAAATTAGACCCTTCTAATAGGTCATTTAAAGATACTAACGAGTTAGATCAATTCGTATCAGGTCTAGGTATAGATAGGATAGATGATGACGCATTGGCAGACTTTGCCAGAGTTCGTGGAGTTCTAGCTAGACAGCAAGGTATACTTGAAGCTGATGAGGATATTAATGCTTACCAAGTAGCCCTTAAAGCCCATCTAATGCTTCCTGCAAATAAAGGAAAAACAGGGCAAGACCTTATTAACGTAATGACTAATTGGGAAACTACCTGGAAAGACGGTACTGCGGCTACCCCTGCTGATAAAGCGTTTAATTCCGAGTTTGTAGCCGGGGAAATATTCAAAGCTAACCAATTACTTTCTTCTACTGATCCAACTAAGCAAGCTGAAGGTAAAGCTTTCTTAGATAATACTCTCCCTAATATGATGAAGGGTCTTGTAGGCGTTAATAGCACTACTCTTACTCAGGAAGCTAAATTAGCATTTTTGATAGATAGCGGCGTTGAACAAGGCTTGGCACGGGCAATGGTAGGTGGAACTACTGAAATAGTAAAAGACGCCGTTACAGGCGAACAGTCACTGGTGAATTTTGACCGATTAGATGTAAGTGTTCCTGCATCCTACCAAGCAGAGACTATGCAGATTGTTCAGGATATGAGTGCTATAAGTGCTAATGGCTTTACCACAGACGTTAATGGTCAAACCGTTACGATAACTCCTCAAGAAATAAAGGATTCAAAAGTCTTCTTAAATAGAGTCCAGAAGCCAGGAGGTAATCTACCAATAAGCAAAGCCTTTGGTTCTGGTTCATGGTTAGCCAATATTGCAAGTGAAGGCACTGCCATTGTCGGGTGGGAGACTTTCCCTGAACTTACTCAGATGAATACATACATTGAAAACTTAAATAATAGCGCCATGCGTATGATATCTGTAGCTATAGCTGGCTCTAAAGACAGTGTCTTTAATAAACAAGCTATTATGGAAACCTTACCAAAACCAACTACTTTCTTCGAGAATAAAAAGGAAGCTAAGAGTAAATTAATGGGTGCTGTTCAAGAGTTAACACGGGCGTTTAATGCTCAAGAAGCCACTTTAGCGCCAGAGGCTAGGACTACTCCCTCTGCTAAATCAAAAGCCTATGTTATGAAGCAGTCCTTAAAGCCGCTTCTTGATGCGTATACAAATCTTCTTGCTGAGTGGAACGCTAGTGAGCAAGCGGCAAAAGTACCTATCTCCTCAAATTTACAGCTTACGGAAACTGTTTCTACCGGAAATAAACCTGCCGCAACCAGCACCCTAACTGAATCTGGGGTAGCCGCAGACGGAACCAAAATTTACACTTTTGGAGGGAGTAACTAATGGGACAGATATACATTGATACCCCTGATGAAGGCCGCGTACTTGTTAATATCGTAGGTGAAGAGCCTACGGAGGAAGAGCAACGTCAAATTACAGAAAAATTCTTTACTCCTGCGGCTACAGAACCTGTATCTGCGGATAGTGTATCCGATGCTGAAGGATATGCAGCCGAGTCTGCAAAGTTTGTAGCAGAAAATACAGAGATAGTAGCACCCGTACCTGTGGAACCAACTACGATAGAGCCTTCAGGCTTTGTACCCCGTTTTCCTGGGGACACCGAGTTTCAACAGTCACAGATGGCTAAGGACTTGGGACTGGAGAATTTACCTCCTCCCGTGGAAGTTGTTTCAGATGCTGAAGGATATGCAGCCGAGTCTGCAAAGTTTGTAGCAGAAAATACGGAGACAGATGCTGCCTTGAAGGAAGCAGAGGTTGTCCAAAGCACTGATGCAGAGGACTATAATGCTAGGGGCTTTCTAGACGAGCTTCAAAAAGGAACGTCTGCGGCGGATATTGTAGAGTTTATGTATACTCAGGGTACAGACGTTTTAGAGGTTGATGGTAAAGCCTACGACTTAAAAAAAGCTGTAGAGGATGGAGGAGACCCTCAAGAGATTATGGATTTCTTGCTTACGGGTAAGGTAATCCGTGACGTAGGTGCAGTAGAAGCCACAGTTATGGGAGTTAACACGGGTATAACCAGCTTTGCAGGTATGCCGTTTGAACTAAGTAACTGGCTCACTAGGAAAGTAGAGCAAGGCGTTAGAGCCGGGGTTAATGCGGTAGCTGGTACAGAGTTAAGCACTAATCCAGAAGACATGACCTTTTCCCGACCTGCTGAAGAGGGTGCGCTTTTAAGTGGGGATAATATTAGGGCTGGATTGCGAGACATAGGCGCAGTTGATATCCCTGACAGTAAACGAGAAATCCCCGTTAAATATCGTAGTTTATATCAAGGTGGTCGAGTAGTAGGTGAGAACTTGTTACCAGCGGCGGGTCTATATAAACTTGCAATTGCAAATGCTATTAAAATTGGGGCCAATCCAAATATGCACCCCTTTGTGGCTGCTATGGCTAAGAACCCCTCTGCATTTGCTAAAGGGGAAGCTGTTGCTATACTGGGTGGCGCTATAGGATCAGGTACTGCGGAGAGCTTGGCTCCTGATAATCCTTACTGGTCTATGGGTGGAGAAATAATAGGCTCTGTAGGAATAGGTACAGGCACAGCCGTTGTTAAGGCCGTAGCTGCAAACAGCCCATTAGCCATTGTAGGTAGGACCGTTAAGCAGGTTTACGCAGGTATGGGGACTGAAGCTGCACGAAAAGCAGCGGCTCAAGAGATACTAATTGCATTAGACGCTACCAAAACTGACCTTTTAAATAGAGCAAAGGTTGCATTGGATGAAGGTAGGGATGTAGACGGCGCTGCCCTTAAAGCAGAAGCAGACGCATACACCGTTGATAATGTGTTAGCTGCCCTGAAAGCATCTCAGAAAAGTGATGGTTCTGCCCAGCTTCCCGCAGGTACAGGTTCTGAGAATGAAGGTCTGTTAGGTATTCAAAACACGCTTATGCAGACCAGTGAAAAGTTCAGGTTTGCTGCAAATGAGCAAATTAACGAAGCTCTTGCAGGTCAGTGGTCATTGGCTACCAAGTTAATGAAAAACGAAGGCACAAGGCGCATGGGTGAGCTAATGCAAACCCGGTATATCCAAAACCTCTTAGAGAAAGAGATACTGGATAAGGGCCAAATTATTCAGGATGTATTAAAGACAATACCTAAAGGTGATATGGAAGCCGCTTCTGTAGCCGTACAGAATATCCTACGGGAGGGCAAAACTAACCTACGCAAGATGGAAACTTTTTGGTGGGACCGCGTGGACCGTACTCAAAAAGTAGATGTAAACGAGATAGCTAAAACCATCCGTACCCAAGAAGGCCGAGTACCTAACGCAGCCTCTGTTGCTCAAGGCGAACCTGCACAGGTGTTAAATGACTTTATTACAAGGGCAGATAATGGTGAAGCTATCAGTGTAGGCGAAGTGTTAAACTTCAGAACCTATTTCTTAGACCTTTCTAGGGCAGAGGGAGCCGCTGGTAACTTTGGTTCTGCTGATAGATTTGATAATATTGCAGCCGCTGCGATTAATGTATTAAATACCTTGGATGGGGCTGACAAAGCCGTAATCGATATGGCTAGGAAATTCAGTCTAAAGTTAAATGAGACCTATAATCGTTTCTGGATAAAGGACACTTTAGCCAGTGCTTCTGGAGGAGGTTTATCCAAAGACCCTAGACTTACTTTAGAAAACGCTACTTCAGGTAGTGCTTCCCAGACTAATCTAAATCTAAGGGACTCCCAAGATGCTGCTGATTTTACTGACTCTGCATCTGTAGGTACTGAACGACAGCAAATGATTGATCTAGGTATTGCAGAGGGTAAGAAAGCCGCGTCTGAGGCTGGAAATGTAGGGCCTGAACTAAATACCTTAGCTACTGAAATTGGAGGACCACCAAATACATCTATAGACCCTACAGTAGGTGGTACTACTAGAATGCGAGAGATGGATAAGCCTAAATCTGATGCTGAAGCCCGTGTTAGAGAAGACGCAACAGGTAATGTGGTGTATGATAAAGTACCGCCACGGCCTAAAGAGGCCCCTCCTACCAATGATTTTGACGGAGAAGGCATTTACTCCTTAGATAATGAAGAAGTTTACGGTCAGCTAATCCCCCTTCCTGATAAGAAAGCTCTAGGTCCGTCTATGAATGCGGCTCAAAGGGTAGCCTTGCAGAATGAGATTAGGGAATTGGCAGATGCTTCAGTCAGGGATAGTATACCTACCCCCGAAGCTCTGAACCGTTGGTTGTCGGACAACTCCAAATTGGTTGAGCGGTTTCCTGAAGTTAAGGAAAGAGCAACTCAACTTATTGCTGCACAGGAAGAAGCCATAACTCTGGTAGCTAAGGTAGATAAGTTTAGTACTACCGAGAAGTTCAACAATGCAGTGGCTGAAGTATTTGCCTCTGATGCCCCTAATAAAGGGTTTACTGAATTAGTAGAAACCATTCGGACTGCCGCAGTACGTCAGGGAGAAGACCCTTCTAAAGCGTTGGATCAGTTACGCGCCTCTACCTTTGATATGATGATTACTTCATCCAAGAAGGGTGACGATCTTGACTTTGTTGGTCTGTCTAACCAGTTGTTTAGTCCTATGGATAACGCATCTTCAGGGCTAACTCGTATGGACGTAATGATCCAAAATGGTTTGATGGATGATGACACCGCTAAAGCAGTGGCTTCATTAATGTTTGAATCAATTAGAGTACAAAAAAGTACTGCCCAGCCGCGCCAGTTTAATCAAATTATGCAGGACTCTGAGACTATGATAAACAACATAGCCAGGTTAGCGGGTGCTAATATAGGTGTACTGTTTGGTAAAGGTGATGCAAGTCTTCAGGCAGCGGCTATTGGTTCTGCCTTTATGAAGAACTTAGTAGATAAATTACCTGCTAAAAAGAAAGCAGAACAGATGGAGTTTCTTTTCTTAAATCCTAATCTGTTGAGCGATTATATTTCGAAGAACCCTGTAATTCAAAAAAGAGCTACAGACAAACTTCGTGAGGCGCTGGGCAACATACAAACACGGGTTAAGGACCAAGGTTATATCGGCGCTCCTTTAGGGTACATTTGGGATGGTGTTAAGTATGTGTCAAAGTCAGTTGCTACTTCTACGGTGAACAGAGCAACCAAACCCAGTGTAGCCACTATAGGCGCACTGGAAGGTGACGGCGAAGTGGACCCCGAAAACTTACCGTCTAGCCTAGAAACCCAAATGCAGGGTGCTTTCCAATAAAAGAAACCCCCCACTTCGTGCGTAGTGGAGGGCTTCAACCAACGAACCGATGACCAATTAACCAGTTCTACTTATGTATACTTAAATAGAGGCTACAGGTCAAGCGATCTGTGGTCTTTTTTTATAAAAAACATGCACTTATGCAGATATATCTACGATTTCACATGAGTCTCCGCTACATGCCATAGTACTCATGCCAGTAGTTGTATCTTCTAGCTCATACTCAGATAATTTACTCCAATCTATGCGCCCTGGCATCTTTGCAAGCAATTCATCATAGGTCTCTTTTTCGACATCTGTGTAAGGAGCTTGCTGGTAGATATGCTCACTAAACGGTAGGAAGCTAACGCCTGACATCTCATCAAAATGCTTATAAACATATGCCCCTACTTCCAGCCATTCATCCGTTTTCACATTTATCGTGACCGAAGGTTTATGTTCGCAAAAATGCCTCTGATACATTAGCCACATATTTAGTTGCTCAATAGCACTCATGTCTTTTGTACAGACTGACCCTTCAGGTGATTTTACTGGGAAGCTGAACACTGTAGTTTTGTCTGGCTTCTGCATCTCTGGCTCTGAAGGAATGCCTTGGTCTATCAAAAACTGCGTTAGCGGGTCTTTATTATCCCCCCGTACTGTACGAATGTAATATGGGCTGTGACGAGCGTGAATACCACTAGAAGAGTCAACAAGCTGGGAGACAGTGCCACTAGGCTTAACACAAGTGATAGCAGCCGATTGTGGTATGCCTAACCGTTTAGCCCACTCCTTGTTTGTATCTACCGCGACCTTTTTAAGATGCTCAAGGGTTTGTGCTAGTCCACCATTTGCTAAGGTCATTAAGGGGTTGTCCATGATACCTGTAAGGGATACTCCAAGAAGCCTTTCTTCAGCCGTGTTATTCGCCCATACCTTTCTCAAGTAAGGGAATTTTACAAAGGTAGATTGAATAGTACCTAATATTGTAGCTAGGCGTACTTTATTAGTCAAAGTCTCAATCGTGTCTGTAGCCCTGACTACACATTCTGTGAGGTTGCAAAATTGTCCCCCAGTACCAGGTATAGGGTTTCCAGTTTTTGCATCTATTTTTGGCCCTCTCAGGATGATCTCACTACAAGGATTTGTGCCAAAATCATAGTTAGAATCACGCCTTCCATTCTTAGCCGCTTGAGTTTTAGCCGCCTGTCGATTGAATATACCTCGTTCACCGGAATTGCTGGCAATTAATGAGGTCCATTCGCGTATGAATGACAGAGCATCTGGCTTTTTAGTATAAGCCGTGGAGTTGTTAGCTAAGGACCTATACCCTTTTCGTTTGATGCCCTTTGCCTCATCATCCCACCACTCACCAGATTTGGCATGGCGCATCTGATCATCAGATAGATTCGACAGAGAGATCATTGCTGATCTACGGACACCTCCAACCACTACTACTTCCCCAACCTTGCACATTATATCATGGCATTCGAGGCTTGATAGCTGACGCTCTTGTGCGCCTTTAAATGTAGTGACTGCGAAATTAAACAGATCAATCAAAGGCGCTGGGCCTGATGCCCTGCCCCCAAAGGTCTTCAACTTAGCACCCGCTGGGCGAACTTTACTCACATCCCACTTTGGTATTTCACCAGCCCAGAGTAACGCTAACAAAGTCCTGAATGCTTTGGCCCAACCCTCTTTGCTGTCCTGAACAACGACAACCGTATCAGTCCACATGAGTTTAGGTACTTCAGGCAGGTTGTTAATGAATTGACGCTCTACACTAAAACCAACCCCCGTTCCACATAAGAGAATAAACATGGCCTCATCAAATGCTCTTGGGCTATCCACAGGTAAGTAGCTACAATTGTACATGCAGGTATTGTCACGGTCAGCCGCTGGGCCAGCCGTCATGAGGGACCGCATTGATGGCATTACTTCTAACCCAAGGATGGCTTGCTCTAGTTTTTTTGTGTAACTGTCTCTGCCCACAAGCGGATAAACTATGTTCTCCATGTAACGCTCAACAGTCTCACCCCAGTTTTCACGGCGATTTTCTTTATCTAACCAACGGGCATAACGGCTTGTGGCAATAAAAGTTTGGTAGTCAGTTGGTAGATAGTTACTCATATGTTTGGCCCCACTAAGTCTGAAAGATCACATTTTTGGTAGTTTGGGCCTTTAAGAACTTTGCCCATTGGATTTTTTAAAGGTTTTCCGTCTATTCCTAGTTTAGACATGTTCGAGCGGTGTACGCGGCGCACTGCCTCGTCTAAGTCCCAGCCGTATGTGGCTGAATAGCCAAAGGTGACGTAGACTAAATCCGCTAACTCTTTGAGCATTTGTTCTTCGTGAGTTCGATTACAGCTTTCATCAAAAGCTTCTGCGTATTCTTCTTGAATCATCCCCCAGCGCAGGTCTTCTAGTTTCAGGCTGGTGGGCCACACTTTATCCAATGGTTGATCCATCTTCTGTGCGAAGTCTCGTACCATCGTTAAAATACTATCGATGTGAGGCATCCGACCTCTAACTGGCTCAAGCTCGTTTACATTTTGTGCAACACTCATTGGTTGGCCTCTATCTGTTTAATTAAGCGGTTTAGATAATATTGGCACTTCTTCAGGTCAGTCAGGCTTCCTTGGACAGTTTTGTGCTTGTAGGGAAATCTCCACAGGTACTTGAAAGCGTTCTGCCAACAGTAGGCCGCGTGAGAGGGCATCTCTGTATTCTCTGACATTGCTGCCATTGCATCGATGCACTCTATGGAGGAGCTATTATAATGGGGTGGCTTATTTACAGGATCAGGAGCGGGTGGCCTAACGATCTGCGGCGGGATTGCACCCCACTTAGCCATCAGTGTATCTTCTTATCATTAAAGAGGATTACTTTGCTGCCATTCTTCTTTTCAGTAATTTTATCCAAAAGCTCTTCATCAGCTTCAAATTCAATTGAGAAGCCGCTGTCATCATTAAACTCTTCATCATCAAGGGTGTTTCGCAGATCGTTCAACTCTCGTATAAAGAAGCCTTCTTTAGCGAATGAATCTAATTCAGTCTGAGCTTTTGAAATCATACCCGCGATAGCATCTTTGTAATATTCATGCTGTTCTTCAGGCATCGTACTACTTAAATTATATTCTGCGGAAATCGTGTTGACACCTGTGTCTTGGTCAATAGCCAATATAAAATGAACCGTGTTAATAGCTATTTTAGTCATTTCTCACCTCTATTTGTCAGTTTAAAAAAATGTTCTGCGTCCACCACGGCAAGAGGCTTCTTGCGGTCACCTTTAATGATGACCAAAGGCTCTGATCCTTTGGGAGAGTTAGCTGCGGCCTGTTCCATGATCTTGTAAAAGGCGAAGGCTTTGTGAGCCTTACATTCTACTGAATATGGAAAGAGGCGTCTGGCGGCGGGAGACAGTTGAACGTCCTCACCACCAGCGCCCATAGAGGTGCTTTTTACATCATCTGGGAGAAGTGCAGTAGGATAGAGAGCTAATATTTGATCCCTCACCCACTGCTGATGTTTGCGCCCCTTAGCCTTACCGCTGGCTGTAGTTATCCCCACTTCGGTTTCTCTAGGATGGTATAATCACCCCAGCCTGTACCAAAATCTTCTTTGGAATTTGCTTCAGCCATTACAGCCAGGGTGCGGTGCATATGTTCAGTAGCCCACTCCATAGCTTCTGGTCCTAAGACATGCAGATGAGAGACATACGGAGCGGATTTCTCACAGGCAATGAAGTTAAACTCTTCAATGTCTAGGCCAGCCAATTTACAGACGTAAACGTAAAACGCGCCTTGGATGAAGTACGCATATTTCGAGCATTCGGATGCAAAGCCTTTCGGGCTAGCGTCTTGAGTACTCTTAACATCATAAACGGTTTGTTGAGACTCAATCATCAAATCTGGACGGGTTTTAAGCATCAGCCCTGAGATCGGGTCTTCAGCGAAGATACTGACTTCGTTTCTACGATCCTTATGCCTCAAAGCGTCCTTACAGGCAGGGTTGTCTAAGGCCCCCTTAGCAATGCGATTAGCTACATTATACTCGACCTCTGTGAGGAGTACCTGATCCTCAGTAAGCTCTTCTTTCATAGCCTTGAAAGCTGCACTGGCCTTTGTCTTGGGGCCTTTTACAACAAGGTCTCTGTCTTCTTCGAGCAAGAGGCTGTGGATTGCTGTTCCCATTGTAAAAGCGGCTGTTTGAGACCTCTTCTCACCCTTCCAGTGAGCCAGAGATTTCTTGTAGACCGCCTTTACTGCGGAGGAAGATATACCAGCCGTTGCGTGATATATCTCGTTGTACATACCTTCAATGATGCCCACTAAACGAAATCCGCATCAAACGTATCTACGGCTTCCATAATACGGGCCGCTTCTGCCTCATCATCCACTTGCATCAGAGCTTCTTTGTAGGCTTCATCAATACGCGAGTTTTCAGCAGTAATAAGATTTTTTACATGACTTAAACTATCGTAAGTAATTTGATCCATTGCCAGAGAAGTGGCAAACTGAGGGCTGAAGTGCATGACATAATAGTTAGCCCCTTTTTCAGTAGACTTTTTCTCTGCATTAAGAAGACATTCAAAATCCCAGAGATTAACTCCTGTAGGCATTTTCTTTGTCACATCGTGCCAGAAAGGGCCGTAGTTTTTACGCTTTAGGGACAGTAAAACAGGCTGATTTTCGATGGTGACTTCTTTACCCTGGGCAGTTTTACCTGTGTAGGAGATTAGACCTCGAATAATTCTGTATTTATCGCGTCCTTCAAATTCTTTACGTTGATCAGCGTCCATTTTTATAGACTCTTCATATGTGGGTTGCCCACACATAAGCCCACCTAGCTGATCTCTCGCCTCTTCACGTTGGTTTTTAATTAACAAAGATTTATTAACTAGTTTACCATCAGCCCAGTGTTGATACTGAATATGGTTACTAAACGCCCGTAGCCTCACGCCCTCTTTGGCATAAACACGGTCTTCAGCCGTATTTAAGAAGAATGCCCCTAGCGGAATTTGAGTCCCACTGTGGTCTTCGCCATCCCTGTTGATCTTCAGAAGAGGTATACTAGACCCCTTTCCTGAAGAAGCCGCTCCTAGCTCTGCACTTAGTTCATCTAAAGTTAAGCCATTTTCTTGTATCATTAGTTCCGTCATAAAGAAATATCCTTCTTGTGGACTTTCAGTATACAGTAGTTAGGTGGCTTAATCAAGCATATTCCTCTTGGTCAAGCCAGTTTATACCTCCTGAAATTTCAATGTCTAATGGAACTACTAGCTTGTAATTAAACAGCTTTTCAGACTCTTCTCCAACCTTAGTCATAGCCTCTGTTAAAATACTTTTAACTTGCTCTATTTCATCAGGATGAGTGTCTACAACTATGCTGTCGTGAACAGTTAAGATAAGCTTGGAGCGTAGATTTTCAGCCTTAAATAACCTAAATGCGCGGATGCAAGCTAGCTGAACAAGGTCGGCACTGAAGCCTTGGACAGGATAATTTAATATCTGAGTAGCATTCGTGACGCGCTGGTTGCGAGTGCGCTCTACGTTAGGCCAAAAGTACTGGCGTCCTGACGGGGTCTGCACAGTCCCATCCTTCAGAGTGCCGTCCATTAGAGATTTGTGCCAGCCATGAATACCCTCATATATATCGTAGAAGCCATCCAGATACGCAGCGATGTGAGGTGGATGTCCAAAGGAAGTTCCGCCAAAAAGGGGGAGAAACGAAAATGCCTTCGCTCGTTGTCTAGCATCCTTTGATACTTCGGTAGTACTGCATTGATTTATTATTGAGGCTGTCTGCCTGTGAATATCTTTACCGTCTAAAATGTCAGCTATGCCTTGGCTATCCCTAGACAGTTCGCAAGCCGTGCGAAATTCAAGCCCAGAATAATCCGACTCGATTATTTTCCCGTTTTCAAATCGACTGACGATACAAGCCCTAACAGGAAAACCTCTCTTAGGCATGTTCTGGAGGTTAAGTGTAATACCACCGCCTGAAGACAACCGACCTGTTGCTGCTACACACTGATTGAAGTTAGCGTGAAGAAAGCCAGTTGCTCTAGTACCTCGCTGAATGCCAGCGCAAAAGCTGTCCAGGTAGACAGTGACGGCTTTGAGCCTCGACATCTTAGTCAGGAACTCAACAGCTTGCAGATTACCTTTGGCCTCTGCCCTTTTGATCAGTTCAAGAATAGTCCCTTTATCGGTCTTAAATCCGTTAGCACTGGCATCATTAGGGCCTTTAGGTGACATCCTGAGTCCCGCTGATACTCCTGTGCTGATATATAATGCACCAGCACCATCACAGACGGCACACTTTGTACGGTTTTTATAGGCTTCTCCGGTAGTGCGGTACTTCTTTCCAAGTTTAGTCTTAGTAACCACTTTGTATTTCTGAATACTACCAGCGCCTCTACAGTCAGGGCATTGAGAGGCTTGTGTACGCATCACGATGCTTGTGGAAGCTCTAACGGCGTCTGCAAATTGAGCATTAGACATAAAGGGAGGTCTCAGAGACTTACCCGCTGCATTTGTACCAATGTTAAAGGTCTGTATGTGAGCTTCACGGTTAGTGACATCACGCGAGTATATAACCTTAGTCATATCTCTACCGGAGTTGATGTTTATAGGAGTGTCACCCATTACCCGTTCAATAATGCGAGATAGATCGTCCGTTAGTTGCACCTTCTCAGCCCTAAATTTAAGCTCAACTAGATTTAAGGCTTCAGTGTCTATCTTTACGCCATTCATTTCAATCTCACACAAGAACAGCATCATCTCCATCATGAAGGGGATAACTGTCTTTAGTGAGGTGTTGTGTTCACGATCTAAAGCTTTGCGCTGGGCTAAGAACAGTTCCCCTGTAGCTTTAACATCAGCTTCTGCGTACTCCAGAACAACGTCCAAAGGCATTTTTTCGAACCCGATTCCACTATGGAAAAGCTCATCAACAAGGTCTGACTTCTTTATGCTTTTAGTGGCATTACGAAGGCAACTCTCTTTCAGGCTTAACGGTCTGCGTTGGCCCTTAGATAATAGATATTCCACGATCATTGTGTCATAGATAAAGGGTGGTAACTTAAATCCCATTTCCATCAGCCATTCAGTGTCGAACTTAGCGTTGTGCATGATGCAGCCGTAAGCTTGAGCCAGATGCTCCTCTAGCCTTTGTATCGGATCACAACCCTCATATTCAGTATGGTTCCACACATCTGCATGTACTAGATCAACCGTGTCCTCACCCAGCCAGCCATAGTGACCAGACACGCACTTGTTTAGGGGGTTCTTGGGGGAGTTATCGATACGGCCTTCGATATGATCAACAGTTGTCTCTAAATCTAAAACTAACCATCGTTGACCTAAATCAAACTTCAAAGCGATGATTGCCTATATTTAAGCTGCATGTCACTAAACCGTGCCAACCAGAAATCTTATTCTTCATCACATTTATATAGCGGGTGGGATCGTCAGGGTTGTTAGGATCATCAGCCTTACCAATGCCTAGCATAATATCGCTCTCCGCAGCCTTACCTAGCTTAGAGCCTTCCATCATATCCATAGTAATGCGTGTTCTGCCTTGAGCCTCCGCACTAGCTTGCGATAGGGCCAATAGCGCAAGATTGTGGGTTTTTGCCAATTCTCGAAGTCGATAGTATAAATGTCGAAGGCGTAGGTGGTCGCTAGCAAACTGGGTAGTTAGGGAAATTTTATCTCCCATGTCCACAATTACTACATCAAATTTCTCTCTGGCAATAAAAGCATCAAGTGTAGTGATGTCCCAAGCTTGTGCATCAGCAAAAGTAATTTTATCCTTTATTCCCTGAAACCTTGCTCCCGCAGCTTGAGGGTCAAACTCACATTCTTCTTTCGTTAAACCTGTGTATGCCATGAGCGCCCGAAGTCTACTTTTCATAGAAATTTCTTCGTTGGCAATATAGCCTACCTTAGCACCCTGTTCGCAAAATCCTCCTGGCCCCGCACATAAGCTAATTGCAAAGGCAGTTTTACCCACGTTGCTATATGCCGCTATAACTCCGAAGTCTCCGCGCCCGATCCCATAAACATTTCGGCTCAGTGTTTCTATGTTAAACTTAAACTTGTTCTCGTTAGATACTGCGGCAAGCATCTCGTAGATGTCGGCGTCACATATGCAATCATCAAATTGATTGGGTACATAACCCCCAGCCACCTTTTGTAATAACTCATTCAATTGGTCCATTGCAGAAACATCACCCTCACTCATTTTTATTCCGAGGTTAGCAATGTCTAAGCCTATTGCTTGCCGCCAAAGGTTCTCAATAACTTCTGTAGCAATCACGGGGGTTAATATTTCAGCCTTGTCTATTGAGTGGATTAGCCCTTTTATTTCGTCATCCCAACTGGCTGTTGAGGTAGGGTTTTGCGATTTCCAAAAGCTAAACATTTCCAGTGGGCTGATGTCTTGCTCAAACTTATCGTGCATAGAAACTAATGTTTTATATATGTCTTTTAATGAGTCATCAAAAAGTGTGGGTCTTAATTTAGCCTTGTTACTGTTATAAAAATCGTAACTAAGGCAGCTTTTAAGTAAAGATTGGTCCATTCTACTCGTCCTTCAACTAAATGTCTTTTGACGCCACCTTAGAGTAAGGAGATACAAAAAAAAAGCCCCTCATTTCTGAGAAGCTCTTTTAAGTCCTAAACGGTTATAGTTAGTTTAGTTTGCTCTAAATTTCATCGTGGACAAGTTGGGTGGGGTATCCCCTCTACGGTCACGTACCTCCGTTTGGCTAGATACTACGCCCTTTCGTCCGTCACAAAACTGTTTTATTACAATTTTTAATGCGTCTTCTACGTCTGCCGCATCTCTAAAGCCACCATCTATTTCTAAATCTATAATCGTAATAGCGCGAATTTTCATTGGTCTGTATCCTCTTATGCAAAATTTTGCAGTGGGTGGTATTTATAGACGTTATTCCTCGTCTGCCACTGCACTTACTTAGTTAATATAATTAAGTAAATGCGGTAGTTGGGCCTGACCGTGCCGTGTTGCACCAGCTCGTTACACTAATGCCAAAAAAACCTATTCCTTCTGAGCTAACACCCGATGAATCATCAAGTTGTCTGGCTATAAATGCCATAATTTAAATCCCCCTGTTTCTGACCCACGTATAGTCTGGGCCATTCTGCATACCAACCTAAAGGTCGATTTTTAATGTGTGGCGTATTTGGCTAGTAGTTAATACTTTTAAATCTTTGCTAATAAACCGCACTTTTAAGCTAGCCCCTAGTTGGCGCTTTATAACAATAGCCTTAGCAGAGGCATCTTTGTCAAGGCATAAATATTTATTAAGGTACTTTTCTGTGGCTTTGTTAAGTGCCTTAGTAATATTCGTCCCCAACATAGCAACACCAACTAAGCCGTTAACTCTGGATACTGAACATGCAGATGGTACGTCCTCAACTAATACCGCTGTTGTACCTGTTCCTATATGCACCCCAGCGGGTATAGAGCCAAGGGTCATCCATTTAGGGCCATAAGAACGCAGAGATTTAGCAACTACCCCTTCACCACTATAAAACAGTACACGATCCTGAGAAGGGTCATATCTAACTTTTATATATCCATTTCGGTAAGCTTCTAAACTGTTCACGCTAGCCAGGTAGTCGAGGGCTGGTTTGTGGTTCTCTACAGATGTTGTAATCGATGGTAGAGGTCTCACATACACCTCACGCTTCCGTATCTGCCCTGTAAGATAGTTCTTGGCTGATTGTATGTCTCTCTTACCCGAATGGATGCCTTTGCCCTCACAGGACGCTCTGTAGCAGTTCCACATTAACTTACCGTCTATCTTAGATATGGCTAGCTTCTTTTGACCTCCACAGAACGGGCATGTTATAACTTTTGTATCACCTTCTCTTAAAGGTATATCTTTAATTATCTGGAGTTGTTCAGCGTAGGTCATTATAAGCCTTTGGCTATACTGCCCCCTCATAGGGACAGCGTCAGCTTATATAGGTATCCTGATCTGTCAACAGCTAACTGCGCCAATTAGTAAATGATTTACAACAACACCTAAAGTTAACAGGTATTCTGGAGATAGTTAAATTTATCGTTTAAAAACAACGGCTCCCTACGCTCAATTGGTCGTAGGTTCGATCCCTACCGCCGGAGCCAATGTATTGATTAATAACGATAATAGTGTGTTTGTGATCACATAATGGCATGGCAGAACGTGCGGTGGCAGACTGCCATTTCTGCCATTTCTGTGTCGTAGGGGCCATACTATTTTGTAAAAGACACCGACTCACTCATTAAACAAAAAAAAAGGCCAGCCCCAAATTAGCTGACCTCTTAGTTATGTGTTACGGTAGTATCGTAAGGCTCTTAACCTGGCTACAAGTCAACCTATGCCCTTTTAGTTACCTTTTGATGTTCATAGGGCATCGCTGGAAGATCGATTACTTCTTTCGTCCAGTATCTTGAATTGCATTTAACGCACTCTCGTTTTCTGCGGGTGAAATGCATATTGTTCTTAACCACTGGGCGAGAATCCGAAACAACCGTTTTAGCAGCCCCACAAATTATGCAGCCGATCAAGTCCATCGTTATGTGTTTTTTATTCATTTACAGTAAACCCTGATTGGGTCTCCCATTCCCCAGACAGGCCATCAACATTAGCGACATGAGCCATCAACTTTTGTTGGGAAGCAAACAGTTCACCGTCCATCAACAAGCCACTGTCATACTTACTACGTTTGGCTTGAGCATGAGTACTTTCGATCTCACCTTCAATGGCATACACAACCAACATTTGCGGGTCACGATGTCCGGTTAAACTCATTAACTCTCTATCAGTACACCCCGCTCTAGCTGCATGAGTAGCCCCAGTACGCCTAAGATCAGAAAGCCATGTGGTAGAGTACTTTTGAGTACCATCCTTGTTAAACTGATCTTTAATAAGCACTTCAGGAAGCCCATAACCCTTTGCCATCTTCCTAAATATCTTATTCGAACTGTCTTGCGTATATGGACGGCCTGTATTCTCATATGCACATATAAAATCATCTGTATTGCGTTTTAAGTGTAGATGTAGACGCTGCTGGACAGCATTAGACATTGCAATAGCCATATTTTTCTTGGTCTTTTGCTGAATGAAGTTACTCACTCCAGTTCGACCATTAATATGGGACCATTGAAACTTGCGTATATCTACGGGGCGCTGGCAGAACTCAAAACACATAGTAATGATTGTACCCATGCTACTGTGTCCGTTTGCATCACAGTAATCTATCATTCCACGTATATCTTCTATCTCCCATAGCACTGTACGGTTAGGTAATTTAGGAAGTTTAAGTTCACGAAAAACATTAGACTTCACCCGTTTAGATTTAACACACAGCGACCAGATAATCTTTAAAACTTTGATACAATGATTAGCCTTATGCTCACTGATGTCCTCGCGAATGAAAAGCCAAAGTTTTTCAGCATAATCATAGTTAACATCATCTACGTCCATTGCGCCAAACTCTTGGCGCTGAACTCTTACTTTCCTAAGATAATCTAAGTGATGTAGATATGATCTTCGACTGCTAGCAGTGAGGTTCACCCGAAAGGCCATAGAACCTTTATAGTAATCAATAATAGAATTTACTGAATTAGGGCCGTATTTATTGTCTACCTGACCATTCTTTAACCATACGTCTAGCTTCCGTTTCCACTCGTATCCTATAGAATTTGCATATTTCTTATCTGGGGTTGATTGGCGCATTAATTCAGGGAACGCCTTCAGTAGTTCATCTGTAGGTCTGAGGTCATAAACAATACTGCTATCCGACTTTAGTATACGCGGTCTTACATACGGTGCTTTAATCATTTTACTTCTCCTTTTATTAACAAAGCCTTTAACAGAGCGGCTGTAGCCTTACTCGGCTTGTAGATTATCTTTCCTTTACTCATAACAATACTCCTAGTTAAATGTCAGTTCATTGGTTTAGTTAATCTGTTAACTGTACGAAAGCCACTTAGTTAATGCAAGTTAAAACTGTTAACTATGTGTTGTAACGAAAAAAGGCTCCTGTTAAGGAACCTTTTGGTGTGTGTTGCTCACAATGTCTTTTAATGTTTACGGCGTTACCGTTGCTATATGGTCCCATCCATATTCCTCCCCTGATAATTTACTGTTTACTACTAACAATACCTCTAAACTATCTATATAAACTACTGAATAATTGCACTTTTCTTCAATAGCTCTCTTATTTGCTTCAATCAGAGCATATTTAATATCTTTAACAACATGGTCGGTCACACTTCTCCTACCTCCATGTAATTGTGGGGATAAGTCCGTGCCTTTATCCATCAGGTCTTTTGGTGGTGCTTCCATTCACTTCTCCCGTAACACATTGCCTTAGTGATTTATTATTTGATGTATATGAAGGTATACTCGTTTGAGATTAGCAGCGTTTTCGCCAACAGCAAGCAGTTTGTTAAGTATTTATACGTAGTTAACAGGCTAACATGTTTAGAGCCGTTATTTAACTAAGGAATTGGCTATAATTTAATTAATGTATTCCTAAACGCCCTCAGTACCACAATTAGTGCCATAGGCGTAAAAAAACCCCACATTAAGCAGGGTTCTCTAGGATTTATAGCCAGGTAGGCGGTAAAGTCTTCTAAGAATACGAGTGTATATTGTCATTGGCCCGAAAGATCACAGACACTTCAAATTCAGTCAGCTTATGATGTGCAGCCCACGCATCAAGTGACGCATTGCTACTCTCCCAGAAAGTACCATCAGGCTTTTCCAAATCCCCGAAGACAAAGGGTTCAAGGGTAAAGTCATAGAAACTGAGCAATAAATTTTTAAACTGCGGAAGTGTAAATGATCTAACCTTGCGTCTACCTAGTCTTTTATATTCTACATGTACCGCAGGGCCAAGCTCGTCAGAGTGCTTCTTGTTTCCAGCATCAGTCATTAGGTTTTCTCCATAAATTTACTGACAGATGTAATTATGTAGTCCATGTCACCTAGATACGCTTCTGCTTCTTCGTAACCACAAGCCCCGCAGATATCGCCAAATTTGAAAGCAAGACTTTCTAATTCCTTTGCTGCATCAATCCAGACATGATCATCCTTTAACCAATCTTCTGGGTAGCCCATTTCGCAATCACCACTCTCATTTTGATTGGTGGCTTTGATAGCCCCTTGCTCATGCAACTCGTATTGGCTCAGTTTTTTCTGACTTAAAAAAAGCCTCAATGTACCTTTAAGATCAGTCATCAGCTTGCTCCATTTTAATTACCTTAGCTTTAAATGTAGCGCCATACTCGTCTGAGCCTTGAGCCGTTTGACCTATGCGGTCTTGGCACGTAGCACTTAAAATTATACGAGCTTGGCCCTTACCCTTGGCTTGCAGACTTGCAGTAGCACCATCTTCAAAGACAAACTCATAATCTCTTTGACCTGCCATCAGCTTTCTCCCTCTTGTTCTGCTAAACCGTGAGCAAACCCTGCTAATTCTATAGCCGAAAGTGGGTTTAATGTTGAATGTATTAGCAAAGCAGCAATTTGTTTTCTGCGGAACTCAGGTTCGTCTGCAAGGCTTTGCACTAATGTAATCATTTCAGCATCAGTCATACCACCAAATGGCCCACGCTCACCCGAAGGATCATAAAAACTAGGCTCTTCTTTATCTTCCTGGATATCCATGAATTTTGGTTCTCCGTGCTTGTTCAGTGGCATATCTTCAAGGCGGCGAAAGCGCGGCATCTCCTCTAAGGTACACACTCCTCCGTCTTCTTCACAAAAAGCTTCTACTAAATCACCTCTATCGACTGTGATAGCGGCTATAGTTTGACCTGCTATAAACGGTTTTTTGATACCCTTTTTTGTCACTGCATAATAATTAAAAATTGCGATACCATTAAACTTTTCTACATAGTTATTTACTATCTCAATTTCTCTAGGTGTAGCTGCGCTTACAAAATATGCTTTAAAGCTCATCATCTTGCTCCTCGGTCATATGGGTTACGAAGTCCTGCGGATAATCCTTTTTCCAATAACTTACAGATGGGACGCCTGAAGTGGCATCACTGACCTCCAAATATATAGTATAGCCATTAATCTCAACGTAGCAGCTAATATCTGCGCTGAATTTAGGTGCGCCTTTTGGTGTATCAGTCATCATCTTGCTCCTTAATCGTACTATGAGCTACATCCTCAAGTTCCTTAAACCATTCGGGAGAGTTGTTTCGTAGCTTCTTTGAGGTCTCTCCCTCTAACTTATCTTCCCATTCCTCTAGAATTTCGGATTTAGATTGGGTTAGTTCTAATGGGATTACCTCTAGTTGTAGTTCGTCCCCAGCCCTGTCCGACAACAGCTTCATTGCCTCTAAGGCGTCATCAGCCATAATGTTAGTGGTAAACGGGTAAAGCCATGTGTCCCCATGACTGTCGATCACGCTCAGAATTACTTTAATATCAGTCATTGTACATGCTCCCCATCAGATGGCTTGTCCCATCCCAGCGCAGGTCCAACCTTTGTTCCTGTGTCTTTGTGGTACTTCGTGGCAAGATAGTCTGACAGTCTTGAGAGCAATGAGGCCATCTCATCACCGCTAGGGCTGTCCAATGCCTCATGTATTCGGACATACATCTCAAGAGTGTCTACGGTGCTTTCTGCATCCAGTAGCGCCATGATACTCGAAGCCTGATCACGCCCATTCCCAGCGGTGGGCATATGCCGCATTGAAACAGACTTGCTTTCATCTGCCCTACTAACTGTGTAGCCGCCGCCAGCTTGGTTGCGCCTTACGAACGCCACGGGTGTCGCATTACCTTCCTCACTAATCTTGTAGTTTCCGTGATCTCCGCCGAATATTTCATATAGCTTGTTCATGTGTTCATTCCTTTATGTCCAGTTGTTATGGTGTGTCTCATGCTGCCACCCCTTTGAATAAGGCACGGTCCACTTCAAGGTCGGCGGTTAGTAATAAGATCAATGCACATTTGATGTTGATGTCATCAATTTTGAGAGTTTCACACCAGCCTCTCACCGCGTCTTGCCGCTCTAGCTCGAATTCATGTGTCAAGGGGTCCGTGTTAGTAGAACGTAAAGCCATGATTTCAGTAGCTATATCAGTCAATTTCCCGTGTGTTTTGCTCATTGCAAATGGCTGCTTAAATTTGCGATCTGCAAAGCCTACTACACCCTCTGACGGTACACGGAGTATATCCCCATGACTAACAGCTTTTGTCTGGCCCTTTGCAAAAGCCTCTGAACTGCTTTTAAAGTCCCAGACTGCGACAGAGGCGTAGAATTGGCGGAATAGTCCAGAATGAGGTTTCATTGCATCAACTCCTTTATCATCGTTTGGCGCGATACAGACATATACTCATTATGTTTTTTCCATTTACTAATCTGACCCCGCGAGACGCCTAGCTTTTCGGCAAGGTCGCACGGGCGTAAATCTAATTGCTTCAACGCTTGATTAATTAGCTCCTGCGAACTGCTAGCCAGGTGGGTGCGTGGCGGTGTTCTACCCTGGCTATAGTCTAGCCGTTGGGTCACATCTTGCAAGGTACGCGATAGAAACCCCTCATAATGCTTCCAATAATTCAAATCATTAATATCATTTTCAGAAGGATGATAATTGTCTATGTCGCTTAGGGTATTATCCAGAGCATCTTCCAACGTGCTTTGTAGTTGGGAAGCATCCGCGAGGGAAAGAGTAAGGCTTACTTGTGGGTCAATCATTTCATCACCCCATAATCTTTGATGGCTTTAACGATCTCAATGCGAACATTGTTTATATCGTTATAGGTCACCGCTGGGCTGTTGTCCTTTTGAAAGATGCCGTTTGCCGCCCTAGTAAAGCTTTCACCCTGAGCTTGCTCCCCTTTCTCCATCGACAAGGCAATTAAGGTATCAAGCTTAGTTTCAATGACTTTAAACTTAGCGTCTTTGATATTGGTAATCATTTTGTAGGCTCCTTTACAATGTGAGGGTTGTCTTTTCGTGTGGGTAGCAATCCTTTTAAATAGCTCACCAAATTTTCATACATTTCTGCGTCTTTGTCAGAGTAATTATGACCCTGCAAAGCTGTAAGGATAAACTTAACCTCACCCGCCATAAGCTGCGGGTGAGTAAGTTTTTGGTCATCAGTTAATGCCATTTCAACGGCTCCTTTTGATTGCAGCTTCAAATACAAGTTTCACAAACATACACATTATCGTCTGTTTCGTGGCTTGGCTCACCGCCGTCTACGTTAATGATATCTTTGCACTTATCGCAGGGAAAGTTATCGCTCCCAATTTTGGAATTAACATCAGCCCCCATAAGGTCCATAATATTAATTGCTGTATCATAGCGCGGAGTATGTTCTGAAAAGCCCCAAGGCGCAGCCTCATAGGCGGTGTAATTATTATTGGTAACAATCCTATCTTTTAATAACTCGCAGCGGTGGGCGTTAAAGAATGTGTGGCCTATTTGGTATCCACCCTCCCAAATGCTTAGGTTTTCACACGACTGATAGCTAAAACATTGAGCCATTTTGTAGAGGTCCACCCAGCCCAAAGCTAAGTCTTTACCTTTACATACTGCGGCAATGCATTTGGCTTCATAGTCCTGCCAGCTTCCCTCCACAAATTCATTAAAGCTATCAGGATAGCGAGCTTTCAAACTCTCCTTATTCATAGCTAACATTTGCAAAACCACCTCGCGGGGTTCTGCCTTCTCGTATCGATCATTGCAAAATGCTATTGCAAGTTGAGCTAAATGCTCAGGCATACATAAAAATGCTGACATTGGTCTAATTCCTTTTGATTGCAGCTTGCAGCACAAGGTTCATCAATTGCGAACGCATGTACCGTGCTTCGGTTGGGGTGATCATTAAATCTATCAATTGATCTTGGATGTGTTTGTGATGCTCTGCCAATTGATCCAGAGCCTGAGAGCGCGTAATCATGCGCCCTTCCATTCAGTAAATATTCTATTACCGTTTGCCGTCAGGATAAATTGAACCTCACCCGCCATAACCAGTTTTACTTTAATAAAATTGATTAGCTTTGATCTATGGGAAGAACTGGCATTGATCCTGGCACGTTTGAAATAACAATCAACGCCATGTTCTAGGGTGGAATAATAACCGCCATCAATGGTTTGCTGAGTATCATCATCATCAATGAGCCAAGTCACAAACTCGTTGGCCTCGCGATGATATGCGAGAACAATATTTTCATTACGTGCTAAAACGTAGCACCCATTATTGAGCTTATCTAAGGTCGTGATCATTGTAGCACCTTCCAAATTTGCCCGGCAATGAATGCCAGCATTAAAATTACAGTGAGATATTGAACGCCCAAAGTGAGGCGCTCAAAGAGTTTGATTAATTGATCAGTCATAAAATTGCTCACCTATCGAATAAAGAAAACAGGGGAAAAACAGACAAAGAACATTGCCCCAACAAACACAAAGCCGCCAGAATTTGGCGCTATGCTTTCAGCTATAAACATCAGGACCCAAGGCCCTGAAACTATCGCAATGACTGTGGCAAATACTTTAATGATGATGAAAAAGGTTTGCATTACGCTGCTACCTCCAAAGCTTCAGTTTGTGAGGCGCTCTTTATTACAAAGGCGCTAGCTTTCTCAGCCAATGACGCGGCTTTGCTGATCGCTTTAGGGTCATCTTTAAGGCAAGCTATCCAGTTGTTTAGATACTTGGCATGATCTTCCCGTGGCGTTGCATCAACCTTTGTATGATTGGAAAGCATTGCAGCGCCTAGTTCTGCAATCAGCTCTTCAAAAGCGTAATCATCAGAGCCAAAGCGTTTACCAAATTGACGGTTTTCCCGGCTTTCATGCCCGGTCCAGTGGATCAGTTCATGAAGTACAGTTCCATAAAAGCCGGAAGCGTCCACAAATTGCTCACGCTTTGGCATCGTGATGCTATCGCTTGAAGGCATGTAAAATGCCCGGTTCTGATTTACATATGTGATTGATGCGGGAATATTCGCTAGCAATTCATCAGCCGTTTGAACGTCATCCCATGCCTGAATAGCTTCTTCAGAAGTATCTTCTGTGATCCAATTGCCATTCCAGTTTTCTACCTGGTCAGCATTAAAGACCGTGAACGCTTTGGGGCATGGGATAAACTTACTGTCTCCGGTTTGCTTATCTTCAACCTTGAATGTGGAATAGAACATCACCGGGAACCCGGTTGAACCTTTCTTTACGTTAGCACCCAGTGAGCGCCATTGTTTAAAGGTTCCAAAGACTGGGGATTGAAAGCCTTTAACAGCCATAACCAAACCAAGGTTGAAACGGTTGAACCCAGTATAAACGCGCTTCTTTGCGCTCACTGGGTCACCCGCATTGCGTACAGCGTCTTTCCAGGGTTTGGTCCAGTTAGCGCCATGCTCCTCCATCATACCTATGACAAGGGCTGATACTGCGGTGAGTGTGTCATGTACTTTGCTCATTGTTTGGCTCCCTTCTCAATAGTGTGCGCAAGAGTAATATTTGCACTAGTGGTAGGGTTCCCGCTATTCTTAAAAAAAGTGTATTTGTGAACATCACAAGCTAAAACACCGAACC